TGAAGTCATTTCTTTGGCGAAGGTAGAAGCACAAAAAACGCGTCTATTTTCGGCAGGAAATTGTCCTCTCGGTCTGTTGATGCGCCAGTACTTTTTAGGACTGGTGCGCTGCATTCAACAGAATAAACTTGTTTTCGAGGCGGCGCCAGGTACAAATGCTACATCACTTGAGTGGTGTCAGTATTATCATTGGCTAACCAAGTTCGGGACCAAGCGTCTGATCGCTGGTGATTATTCCAAATTTGATAAGAAAATGTCTCCTGCTATGATGCTTGCAGCTTTCTCGGTCCTTGAAAAGATCTTGATCGCTGCCGGATATACGGCAGAGCAGATGATTACTGTTAGAACCATGAAGTGGGACATTGTGTTCGCGCTGACTGACTTTGATGGTGATCTTGTTGAATTTTGGGGGTCAAATCCCTCCGGACATATCCTTACTGTCATTATTAACTGTATTGCTAACAGTTTGTATGTGCGGTATGCGTGGCGGCAAAGCGACCACGAACTTACCAAGTTTCGTGATTACTGCGCCCTCATCACCTATGGTGATGATAATGCCATGGGTGTGAGCCCGTTGGTGGAGAACTTCGACCATGGTGTGATTCAACGCGAATTAGCCAAGATTGGAGTGGTGTACACTATGCCTGATAAAGAATCAGAAAGCATCCCGTTTGTGGATATCCAAGATATTACGTTTTTGAAACGCGCTTGGGTGTATAATGCCGAGGTTGGTTCTTTTGTCGCTCGATTGGAACACGATTCCATTGAGAAAGGGCTTTTGTATCACCTTCCATCAGACACCGTGTGCAACGAGAAGTTGGCGGTGGACTCCCTGGATGGTGCTCTACGTGAGTACTTCTATTATGGTCGTTCACGTTTTGAAGAACGGAAGGCTGTATTTGAGAAGGTCATTGAGCAATGTGAGCTGACACCTTATTTCGGTGGGTTTCAGTCATACGATGCTTTGGTGCAGCGATACCTCGAGAACAGTAAAGAGTTCAGTGAGGATGGGCGCTGTAAGCAGTGCGCAGCTTAGGTGCGCACACCATGGGGCCTAACCTATAAGGTCCCTCCATTCGGTAAAACCAAAATGTAGGCGTAACGAGATAGTTACCAACAGTGTGTGATCGACATTTGTCATACTGTTAGGGATCTCGGCGAGACTCGCATGGGGCGTTCCCCCGAAGTCTGTATTTACAGATGTGCTGCTAGTCCACAAATGTCAACCCTCAGAATGCGCATTGGGTATACGCGTGTTCATTGAGTTTTAACCTACCTACTATTACACAACAAACAAACATTCGCGAGAATGTGCCCCGGGTGGCTGCCATTGCCCGGGACGCTAGCGAACAAGAATGGCAAAATCTCACAGAATCCCCGGTGGGGGATATGCACGTGAAATCGTGCAAGATGCCACCTCGATGGCGTAAGCGGGCTCGTGCCCGCCATCGTCGAGAAATGGTCCAGTCTGATGAAGTCATGGATATGACTAGCACAGATGGAGCCATTCGAAAGGTGACAGCAGAGAATCTCGTCTTCCATGATGCCGGTTTATCCGAAATTGTGGACGACGGGACTCTGGCTCAGGGTAATTACGATCAAGATAGTGACAGCACAGCTTCCTTAGGGAATTTTTTGCAGCGTCCTGTCCGTATCGCGACATACTCCTGGGCACAAGGAGGAGGGTTCCTACAAACCTTCAAACCGTG